ACAAACATACCGTAAATATGAGGTTTATCATCTTTAACTGGAGGTTTATAAATTTTAACTTTATCGTGTTCAGCAATTGCTTCTTGGTAGACCAACTGTTGTAATTTTTGTGCCGAGATTAGAGTATTGGAAGAACCTAAGAATTCTGTTTCAAACTCTTGACGGAACTGGTGTTCAGAAGTATTTTTAATAGTTTCTTCTTTCCAAGCATCATCACGACCTGGAACCATAGACCAATGAATTTCAAATGGAACATAATTGTTTTTCTTATTGGTTGCATCTGTCCAAAGTTTGTAGAACAGATTCATACCATTTGGTGTAGATACAATAATAATCTTTGTTTTAGTACCAGCAGTAATAACTGGATAAACTGAGGTGATAAAGTCGTAGGCAATATTGGATGGTACGAAAGCAAACTCATCTAAGAATACAATGTTAAACGAACCGGAACGAGCTGCTGAACCTGAAGTAGAAGAAGCAATAATTACAGAACCGTTTTCTAATTCAATACGACCTTTGTTCCACTCTACAACACCTTGTTGCATCCACATTGGTAGATTCTCATATGCCAATTGAAGTTTACCAAGAATGGCACGAGCAGTTTCACCACGGTTAGCAAGAACGGCAATCGATTGAGAATCTTTAAACAAAACTGTCCAAAGTAAATAGGCAACAGCAGTAGTAGTTTTACCAACCTGACGAGGACATTTAACAATACTAAAACGATTATCATGAAAAGTACTAATCATATCTTTCTGAAAATCGTACATATTAAAAGGCACTAGACCTTCATCTAATGTAATAATATTCATGTATTTGGTAAAGTAAATAGGATCTTGAGCGCATTTGACATACTCATCAAACTGCTCTTTTGTGTATTCAACTTTGACACCTACCCGTTTTAGTAAGGGGTTGTCACGGTACGATTCTTTATTTGTGGCCATTGTCTTTGAGTAACTTACCTAAATCAGCAGTTGAACCAACAAAAATGGCTTTGTCAATTGTGGTATTATTGGTTTCTTTTTTGGTGTTGTCCATCTCACGCATTTGTTTTTGAATTGATAACAATTCTTTGTTGGCGTCTACCATATTTTTAAGTAGACCACCATAAACTTCAAATGCTCGAGGATGTTGTCCTGCTTTGGCAATCTCTAAAATCTCATGCATGGCTTCCTGACCTTGGTCAATAATACCTTGAAGATTTTCCCGTGATTGTTGGTAAGCATCCGTTAAATCGGATTCAATATCGGGTTTATTATATTTGGCAGACACCGTTGGAAGTTTTTCTTTCTTAACTTCTTCAATAGGTGTCACATCAAATATATCAGATAAGTTTTTATTCAATTCGTTCATATAATTATATAGGTTTAATATCCAAATCTAGTTTTATATGCTGCGTGTTCTGCTTGAATTTCTGCTAAAGACAATTCTTTATTCCAAACTTTAACAAAACCCACATCTGCATCCACTTGTTCTGTGCTGGTAGTGCTGTTTACAAATCTTCCAAATAATCTCAATCCATTGAATCCATTGTTTGTGGAACTAGTGCCATTAGTTCCGCTTGGAGCTGTGTTAGTTGCTATATAACTTTTTCCTTTGCTTGCACCAGCAGATCCAGTATTAGTGACCCATATGAAATGCCAAGCAGTATCTGCGGTAGTTGAATTTGATCCAATAAAATTATCAGCATAAGCAAGGTTCATAACACCGCCATTGCCAGACCACAATCCCATTAGAAAATCAGGTGATGCTGAGTTAGCATTTAATAATCTCCCAATATTAGTGCCGTTCCACTTGTATGCCATACCCACAGTAAATGCTTGTGCGCTACCGTAATTTGGACCAAATGTCATAAAATTATTAGTACTAGCAGTTGTCACCCTAAACACACCACCGCTGGCACTATTCCAACTAATTCTTGGAGTAGGATTAAGTACTGTTATGGCAAAACCACTTGCGCCGTTTATGACACTGCCATTTACTGGCACCGCAGAATAATTGGCAGCATCCAAATCAAGTACTAAGTTTGGAGATACAATAGGTGTACTTGTTGTCGCACTAACTCGTATTCCATTACCAAAAGTAATACCTGGACCAATAATCATAATTATAGTGCTGCAATTGCAGCTTGAAATGCGGCATAGGTTGCAGAACTGGCAACCAATGATTTAAGTTGAGTTCGAGAAATAGAACCACCTATTTGAATGGTGTTGTCTGGAAATAATAAAGCTCCATTTGCAACAAATGTCCAAGTATTAGATACTGTTTGAAGTGATAAATTATAATTTTGAGTTGTAATTGTAGTTATGGAAGGACTTGATGCTGGAGGTGATGTTGTGACTGTTAAAACATTATTTACATTCATTGTTCCCGCTACATTCAAATTACCATCAAATGTGCCTGATGTATTTGCAAGTGCATTATTGGCTTTATTAAACGCAGCTTGTGCCAAATTTGTTGCAGTTGTAATGTTGGTGTTCTGAGAAAGATTAACACCGATTCCATAATTACTCAAAGTTAGAGCTGAGTTAGCCGTAGTTCCAGCTGTATTGGCTTGATTAAAAGCCGCTTGAGCAAATGGATTAATTCCAACAAATCTTTCCGTGGCCAGTCTTGTACCGCCTGCAGTTGTGCCATCATGCACAGTAATAGTTTTGTTGGTGGTATCAACAATAAGTTCTCCTACTGCACCAGTAACACTTAAAAGTGCTGTATTTGAATATCGTTTAAATTGTAATGTTCTGGACATTTTAAGCCTCTAGTTAAAGTCTGTTTTGTTTTCTATTTCGGTTGATAAATCATCTACGCCAACTTCAGTCATTAAATCACCAGCAAATGTTGTTGATGTAGTAATAATAGATTGTGTATTTGGAGCTTCATTAATTACGGTAGTATATGTATACAATGAGTTTGCATTAGCATCTGTTGGATTAGGCACAACAATAATTTGTGCCTGCACATTGGACTTAGTTTCATACGATGTAAACATATAATTGGCATTAGTAACAGTACCAATAATAGGTAATGATGAAACAAAATTACCATTAATGTTTGTTAATCTTAATATTTTACCTACGCCATCCCAAAGAACTACTCTAGCCGTTGCTGTTGAAGTACCCAAAGAATAACCTTGATATACATTTTCACCTTGTCGATATTTACCTAAACCTGTTGTTGTATTGAAATCAATTGTATCTGTTGGTGTTATCATTGGTAAAAAATTTGTAATCGAAGCATAAATTTGTTTTGCGGCAGATGTTTGACCATAAACAAAACCTTTAACGGTAAAATTTAATGTCCAAATAATCATTCGAGTTTCAGACATTCTATCACCTTCATACAACACTTCATATTGTGTATCATTTAAAATAACTGGTACTTCTTTAATGATACCCATTTCAGGAACCAAATTTAATTTAATTGTGTAATCTGGTGTAAAATAAGGAAGAATATGTTCAATGATTTGTGTACCATCTTCAATGTTGCGAACATAAAGATATAAACTAAAATCAAAATTATATGGTACAGGATTGTATTGAGATTTTACTACACCACCACTTGTAACCGCAGCATTTTTAATATTGGTATTTTGTTTTCTTGTAGCATCATATTGAAGTCCATTCATTTCGAATGACAAACGAGGTAATGTTGTTGAAACTTTTTTATCCAAATACGGATCACTTTCAAGTCTTTGTACATACAATTCTTTTGCTGCATAAGCAATAGGCACAACAAATCTTTCTGCTTCAGAATTATCTCCGTTATAACGAACCAAAGTAATATCTTTAAATAGATTACCAAAACCTACTACAAGTTTACGAATGATTCGATTATATGATGTATTTGCCATTAAATGTTACCAAAAGGATTTGTTTCAGAAAAATCAATTACAGACATAGCTGAATTGGCAATGTATTCGTTATCATACTGTTCTTTATATGCTGGGTCCCTTAATGGGTCAAACTCAATTAAAGGTCCATAAGCTCCGCTTGTTTGTCCAATAATTGACTGACCATTAATAAATTCACCGGCAACATTGGATATAGACAAAGTATTGGAAGAAGGAATCCAGGTTTGAACAGTACCAAGGCTAGTAGCGTTTGCATAGGTTGAATCAGGTGACTGGAATACAATTTCGTTGATTGCATATAATCCTGTTACATGGCCGAGGTTTAAATGAAGTTGATAAGCCGATTCATATACAACATCATCAATGTCTGCCACACCACTTGCAATAACTTCTTGTGAATACTTGAATTTCTCCATTCTAAGCTCATAGAAATATGGTTGCCTTCTACCAAGCATATGGAAATCTTTTGCTTGTTCAGTAAATGTTATTTCATATAATTCACCAGTACCATTTAAGAAAGGCACATAAATTAAATCACCTTCACGGGGTCTATTAAAAGTATTTTGTGGTACTCTTTGTGCAAAAGAATTTTTTGAACAGATAACATTTACAACATCTTTAATTTCTAAACCAAATTTAGAAAAAATCTCTTGTTGACCTTGGTAATCTAAATGATCCGAAAGATAAAACTCCAAAGGAAATGCTGAAGTAAATGTGCGTAATGGATCTTCACCATATAATAAATCTCTAGCACCATCATTATCATTTGGTAAATAATAGGCATCGAA